TATTGCTCGACTCCTTACGTGCGAGACATACGAGAGTGAATGGCAAATGGTTCAAGTTGGAGAAGTTTTCCTCAATGGGAAATGGCTTCACATTTGAGCTTGAAACAATCATTTTCGCGTGCATTGCGCGCACGCTTGTTCGCCTTTCTGGGCTTGAATTGGAACTCAAGTATACGACCCTTCATCTCTATGGGTGAAGTAATGAATTCGGCTTTCACCGAATCTACAGAAAACTGCTGCAATTATGTTGTTGAAGGTTCGCCTTCCTCGTCAACAGAAGTTGGGGCAAATATAAACATAAATATACACTACTTTGAGGGGGCTTCCTTCACTTTTCTTCTAACATCTCGTGAGAGTTTGACCTACCAGCTCTTACTTACGTTCCTCACTAGTCAGTCATATTTTCGACGACTGATTCGTGAGTACGTCTGTAATGAGCCTACGGGTTTTGGTCAGACGGCTATCACTATAGTGCCTGAAAGAATGAGTACTGAAGAGTTGCGTGAATTTTACACACAACTTCTTCGGTTTCACTCTTATCATGCATCTGTGATACCTTATGAACCGCTTCCACCGCTGTTAGTCGGAATTGAACCGAATCCCGGTCCACCCAAAGCAAAAGCAAAGACAAAATCAACGAAGAGCAAGCAAACTTCTTCTCAAAATTCTCTTCAAACATCTTCAACAATGCCTGTCGCATATAGTACGCAGTACACCAATCGGGGTCCCTCGCAGAAAACCACTAGTAATTCCACACGTATTAAACATATGGAGTTGCTAGACGGTTCTGTTGCGAATTCGACTGCGTTTGCCTATACTCGGTATCATATACAACCGGCGGAGGCACCTTCCTTTCCATGGTTGTCGACTATCGCTACACAATACGAACAATATAGGATTCACTCTCTATGTTATCGTTATGTGTCGAACTGTCCGACTTCTACGGCGGGGGATGTCTACCTTTCACCTGAGTACGATGCTAGTGAGACCCCGCCTAATGACGAGATCACAATAGCGAATACAAGGGGAATGGTGGTTGGAAATGTTTGGAAGAATCTAGAGCTCAAGTTAGACGTCTCCGCGTTGATGGGTCTTGGTCCACGTAAATTTGTCCGTGATTCTGTGAGAGCGGGAGATTTGAAGACTTATGACGCAGGTTTTGTT